CTAAATGCCGGTTGTGTCTTGGTATTGATGAGAAGCGCAGGAGTCGCCAGTAGCGTCTCCACCCGAATTGAACTTGCAGAGGACATCCGTGAAGGAATCCCCGACAGAAGAATTCGGACCATCAACAAAACCAAGAATACGCACGGGCAAGGTTTTAGTAGTCGCTATCGTTGAAGAATCAATAGCGTTCTTGCTCGTACCTATCGAAGTTGAACCAGCCGTCTGAACGACCGCAACATTGTTGCCAAGCGCCGTCTGGGCAAGAGTAGCATCGCCCTGTGCTTGGAAAACAATATCTGGATCGTCGACAACATACGCCATGATATCGGTCGCCGAAGTAGAGGCGGTCCACATCTGGGCATACGTTGGCTGGCTTGAGCCGGGGTCAGTATAACTGCACCCCACGAAGATCCCCACGGGGGTCATCGTTGTCGTACCGGAATCCTTTTCAACAGTTCCGGTAGCAACAACCTTGACCACGTCCCCGTAGAAAATCGAGGTTCCATAACTATTGGTCAACTTGATGTGACGGATTGAATTGCTCCAATCCCCACTACCAAGGAGACCCACAGGTCGGAAACCATACGGCGTAGCTGTAGTAGACATACGGCCTGTTTCCTTTTCAGAAGGTTAAACCATGCGGCTCTAGCTCGGCTTCGAGCCGCCACCGAAGGAGACCCTCGACCGATTCTCATTGAGCTTCGGCATGCGAGGATCGCTTTCCCTCATATAGCTTTGATCCACGGAATCGACCTGCTTCTGGGCGAGTTCGTCATAGTATTGGCGGCGGGCAGCGATATTCTCGGCGGTTGTCTTGCAAAGCAATAAACCACCGACCTCGATATTCCCCTTGTACTCGCTGTTCCTGTCAGAGGTGAGGATAAGCTCAGGATGATCCTCTGCACTCACGGGTTCCCATCCCTTGACACGCTCGGAAGTGTCGCGTGTTTCCGTGTCTCTTGGTTTGCGCTCCGTTGCTTTTCCGTCAGCCATTTGTCATCTCCTTCACGACCTGAGCCGCGTACTGCGCGTTCGTTATCCCAAGTTTTCGAGCGAGTTCAACTTGGGTGCCAGTCAGTTCCACTTTGCGCGGCTTGCCGCCTCCCCTCTTGGCCGAGGCGACTACCGGAGTTTTTCGAGAAGTCGGAACTTGGCTGGCACCATTTCCCTTCCCGAAATAATCTGGAAACCGTTGGCGCAAAACGCCATCGATCTGTTCGTAATAGGTTGGATTCGATCTCGGATCAACCCCTTGCTTAACCAATTTCTCATGGATGCCAACAGCAAATCCAGTCATTTCCTCATAACCGGCCTGCTGGAACCACGGATTCTTCTTCAGCCAGTCCACCGCAACAGGATCTGGAGGCGGTGCCTGCGCCTGAGCGGGCTGGCCTGCATGCTCCGGGTGGTGGGGAGGCGGAGGCTCCATCGGAGCCTGATACATGAACTGCGACCTCTCGGCATGCAGCCGCGCCAGTTCCCCCTGAGCCTCGACAATCTGATCCGGGTCGCCGGATTCATACGCCTCCTTATACAGGCGCTTCGCGCCATCGATCTCAGCATCTGTTTTCGCAGAAACCTGATCGTAGAGAAGCCTTCTCTGATCAGTCAGTTGCTGGGCGAGAGCTTGGTTCTGCGCCTGAATGGACTGAGCATAACGAACGGCCTCGTTATTTTCCCGAAGAGCATGCTCCTTGGCACGCCTCTCCTCGTTCCACTCATAGCGTAATTTCTGGATACGCTTCTTTACACGGTTCCCGAATTCGTCCTCATCGAAATCGCCATCATCTTCCTCGTCGGGGGCGCGGGCCGCTCTGCCCTGATCCTCCTCTGGAACATCATCGACAATCTCGACCTCGATATCACTGTCGTCGGGAACTCCAACAGGTTGTGCATCCCTGTCCAGAAAGTCTTCCTGTTCTTCTACCAACTCTTTCTGTTCCGGGCTCATACTCTTTTGACTCCCCTCGGGTCTTCTATGACGGCTCTGACACAATCATCATTGATCAGGCGGAATTGCTGCCCGTGGATCTCGACCTTGAAGCCCGAATAGGCTTTCATAATGATCCAGTCTCCCTCCTTGCAATAAGCGCCGCTCGGGAAGCGGGTTTCATCAACGAAAGCATCTGGTCCCACACGAAGGACCATGGCTGTAATACCAGCCAATTCCTCCCTCTCTCTCCACTCCTCGGGAACATAAACACCACCTTCGGTCTTTTCCTCCTGAGTGGTGAGGGCAACAAGCAACTGGTAACCGCAGGGCTGCGGAAGCTGTGAAGCCTTGCGTCGTTCATCCAGATCAACGACTGGTTCAGACATAACATCTCCTTTGCACGTTTTCGCCAAAAGAAAAGAGCGCTACGGCGCTCTTTCTGGCGGGGGTTACGGACCCCCTGCACGCGGTTTTAGGAGGCGCGGGCTCCTGCATCATGTTTCACATGAAACATGAAGTCATTCCTTCCCCTTGTTCATTGCCTCAACAAGGTCAAGCAACTCTCTTTCTGCGAGGGCCAACCCCTCGATAGTACCAACCATCTTCTGGTACTCGTCAAAACTCTGGGCGGAGCCGGTCGCGATTGCGTCCGCGACATCGTTCATCCGCAATCTGAGGTTCTTCTGAAACACCTCGAACAAAGGTTGTTCGGCCAATGTTTATTCTCTCCCCTCGTTGCGCTTCCGTTCATCTTCCGCAAGCGACTTACCAACATCGGCGACGAGACGCGCCTTGTCCATTCCAACCTTATGTTCCGCATCGGCGCGGGCCTGTTCATCTTCCGAGAGCACTTTGCCGATATCCGCAACGAGCTTGGCTTTCTCCATAGCATCCTTGCTGCTGATTTCCCTTTCGTCCGATGCGAGTTCCGCCTTGCTCTTCGCGATATCGATCCCGATACGCATGGCGTCAATCTCGGCCTGCGACTCCGTGCGATCCTTTTCGCTCTGATGACGCATCGCGGCCTGCTGCATGTTCGCAATAATTCTTGCCTGATCCGTCTGGGCCTTGCGCTCGATATCGGCGGCCTCAAGTTCAAGCCTCTTCTGCTGCATCTGGATAACCGGATCTTCGGCCATCTTCTGGTTCTCTTCTTGCTGAACCTCGGCGATATCTTTCTGGAGAAGACGTTCCGCAGCTTCGGCCACAAGACGCGACAACTTGACCTCGATGTCCTCCGGCAGGGGCTCGTTAGGCGGCGGCAACTCCACCCCCAACTCCTTCTCGATCTCGGAACGATACAGAAAGGCAAGGTGCTCCTGTATGTGGGCTGCCATTGCATTTTGTATGGCGAGCGCCATGGGGCTCTTTTCCACAAGCCCTCTCACCTTCGGGTCTTCGGCTGCCGCCTGATGAATTGTGATATGGGCGTCGTGATCTTGATACATGAATGCCTTAACGGGTTTGCCATTCAGAACATCCATGTTCTCCGAAACAGGATCTCTTGGCTGCTGATCATCCGTAAGAGGAATGATCTTCTCCGCATCATCGATCCCCAGAACATCCAGCATCTGCCTGTGAAGCTCGGGCAAATCATACATATGAGGTGCCTGCTGGGAGAGTTGCAGGGCAGCCTGATACTGCATGATCCTCTGCGACATGGTGGACGCATTCGGATTACTGACCGGGATCACATCAACCTTCCCGTCGAAATCCTCGGCCTTAACGGCCTCCCTGTCAGCTTCGTATTCATAGCCGTTGTCGTCGGAATAATCTCTGATTATCCCCGCGATCAGAACAAATTCTTTTTTCATCGCAGCGTGGAGGCGTGCTTGTATGGCGCTCATCACCTTCATCGAGCGCTCGATCAGGGCCAGCGTCGTGCCGACCGGAGCGTCCTGCTTCGTGTCCGCTAGCTTGAGATCGGTCAGGGAAGCGAACCTCCTGCCCTCATCCACGATCTCGGTGAGCATCTGATGCAATACGTTGCTCGGTTCCTTGTAGGGCATGAACGTGATGTTGTCCTTGATCGCGCCACCCGGCACATCGACATCACGGAACTCGCCCGGCATGATAGGCGAATCGTCCCCCTTGATCCGCAAGCCCCTCGCCTTGAGACCACCCGGCAAATTCGCCAGTGTCCCGGCGTCGACCAACTGCCTGAGCAGCGATGTCGCGCTCTTGGCAAGACCCCCAATCAGATGGATCAGCCCGAAACCGTAGAACCCAAGCCCGGGCATATACTGATAATGCACGAAATGCATTCGCTTCATGCGAAGATCGTCGTCCTCGTACCAGTTCCTGCGTACCGCCAATACTTTATTACCACCCTTGGCGATAGTAACGACGTAGGGAAGGGCTATTCCCGTCTCTTCTTCGTCCTCGTTAACGTCCTCGAACCCCTCAAGATCCAAGTCAACGTGCATTTCCAGAAGAACGGCACGGGAGTCATTGTCATATGACGGAGTGTCGCCCTCAAGATCGTCGTATTTCTCCTGAATTTCCGACATATCATGGGGCGAACTATCCACCTTCACGTCACGATAGAAGCC